AAATGCTGGTGTAGGCATTGCTTCAACCACAACTCTCAAGATTAATAACTACGACGACTATCTTGAGAATCACGCAGACGGCGAAGACACTGATTATACTTGGGCAGCTAAGAATCCAGGAACTTGGGGTAATGGTCTTAGAGTTTGTGTTATTGACGACCTTGCAGACCAAACAATTGGTATTACCACAACTGACCTCGGAAATGCTGGTGCTACGATTGGTTTCGGAGTTACTGCTTCTCTGGTAGGACAAGTCATTGCTGGTTCGGGTTCAACTTCAACCTTTGATGGTTATCTGAAGGGTATTATCACTGGCGTCTCAACTGACTCAACCAACAGCGCATCAACAATTGATGTTAAGGTTGTCTCAAGAGTTTCTGCAGCAGGAACCGAGACCAAGATTAACTATGCAGAAGGAAATGCTGCACAATCATTTGATACCTCTGACACTGTATTCTTTGTCAATAATGCTGGTATCAACACTGGAGCATATGGTGCTGGTTCAGGAACCACTCCCGCAACCGCAGTTGACTGGTACGACCAACAGACTCTTAGCATTGATAGCAGCACAATCTATTGGAAGTCTATTGCACCAAAACCTGTTTCTAATGTATATGTCACTAACAGAAGTGGCGAAGGCGATGGTATCCATGTTGCAGTTGTTGACGATCTTGGAACTATCACTGGAACTCCAGGTTCTCTCCTTGAAAAGCATGTAAGCCTTTCTAAAGCAAAGGATGCTATTTCTAATGTAAATGCTCCTCAGAAGATTTGGTATGAGGGTTATGTTGCAGACTTCTCTGATTATGTTTATGCTGGAAGCAATCCTTCTTCTGCTGATGATACCTTCCATGGAACCGTCCCAGTAGCAACTGGATTCTCTACCGACTTCACCGCAGTCACAACTGGTGATGGTCTCTGGGGTCTGGATGCACAAGATGTTACCTACAGTGCAATTGGTAATGTTGGTTATACACTCGGTGGTGGTGTTGACTATTCCACCAACGGCGGTATGAAGGCAGAACTGAGTAGTTTGATTACTTCTTATGGTCTCTTCTCAAACAAAGATGAGCAAGAAGCAGATTACTTAATCATGGGCCCTGGTTGCACCGAAGAGTTTGAGTCACAGGCAAAAGCAAACTACATCATCTCTCTTGCAAATGAGAGAAAGGATTGTGTTGCTGTTGTTGGACCACACAGAACTAATTTGATTGGTCAGACCAATACAGATACTCAAACCACAAATCTCATCAACTACTTCAGCACCATTTCAAGTTCTTCTTATGGAGTCTTTGATAGTGGTTACAAGTATACATATGATCGTTTCAACAACAAGTTCCGTTACATTCCAACGAATGCTGACGTTGCTGGTCTGATGACTCGCACTGGAATTGTTGCTTATCCTTGGTTCTCACCTGCTGGCCAGCAGAGAGGAATCATCAACAATGCGGTGAAACTTGCTTATAACCCAAGCAAGGCTCAAAGAGATCGTCTCTATCAGGCAAGAATCAACCCAGTTGTTACTAAACCTGGTGTTGGAACACTTCTCTTCGGAGACAAAACTGCTCTCGGATATGCATCAGCATTTGATAGAATTAATGTTCGTCGCTTGTTCCTTACTGTTGAGCAAGCACTTCAGAGAGCAGCAGAAGCACAACTCTTTGAACTCAACGATGAGTTAACAAGAGCAAACTTCAAGAACATTGTTGAACCTTATCTCCGTGATGTTCAGGCAAAGAGAGGTCTCTACGGATTCCTGGTTGTTTGTGATTCCACTAACAACACTCCTGATGTTATTGACAACAATGAGTTCAGAGCAGACATCTTCCTGAAGCCAACTAAGTCAATCAACTACGTTACCTTGACGTTCGTTGCAACCAGAACTGGCATCAGTTTTGAAGAAGTTGCTGGCACAGTTTGATCGATTGGTAATAAATAACAACACGGAGGATTAAAAAATGCCACACACTATTCAGGATTTCAAATCAACTCTCATCGGGGGCGGCGCACGCCCCAATCTATTTGAGGTTGTTCTTACTAATGAGTTCCCAGGATCTGAGGGTTATGATGCAGAGGATTTCTCAATTCTCTGCAAAGCCGCCCAGTTACCTGCGTCGAACATCGCATCAATCGATGTTCCTTTCAGAGGTAGAACTTTTAAGGTTGCTGGTGATAGAACCTTTGATACCTGGACCGTCACCGTCATTAATGACATTGACTTCAGAATTCGCACTGCTATGGAAGCATGGATGCAATCCATCGGACAATATGCTGATGGATCTGGTTCAACAGACCCTGCAGACTATCAAGTAGATGCAGTTGTTAAGCAATTCACCAGAGCTGCTTCAACACTTAACAATGTTGAAGGTGCTGGAATGGAAGTTGCTAAGCAATATAAGTTCTATAGCATTTTCCCAACCAACATCTCTGCTATCGATCTTTCATACGATTCTTCTGATACCATTGAAGAATTCACTGTTGAATTCCAAGTTCAATATTGGTCACCATTTACGGGTGAAAACTGATCGACTAAATAATAGCGATTAGTTCAGAAGACTATAATGTCGTCAAAATTATTTGGGTTCTCGATTGAGGACAATGAACCACTAAGCAAGAGTACAGTATCCCCCGTTCCTCCCAATAATGAGGACGGGGTTGACCACTACTTGACTAGTGGTTTTTTTGGTTCTTATGTTGACATCGAAGGCGTATTTAGAACGGAATTTGATTTAATCAAACGCTATCGTGAGATGGCTTTACATCCCGAAGCAGATAGTGCTATTGAAGATATTGTAAATGAAGCAGTTGTTTCGGACACTAACGATACGCCTGTTGAAATTGAACTGTCAAATCTTAATGCTAGTGATGGTATTAAGAAAAAGATTCGTGAAGAGTTTAAATATATTCTCTCATTGTTAGACTTTGATAAAAAGGCACACGAAATTTATAGGAATTGGTATATTGACGGAAGACTTTACTATCATAAAGTCATCGACTTAAAGAATCCCCAGGCAGGTATTCAAGAGTTGCGTTACATTGATGCAATGAAAATGCGTTATGTTCGCCAACAAAAACAAAAAGTAGATGATAAACTTCGTCTTGCTAATATGAATTCGGACAATCCGTTGGAATATGAATTCCCGGAGATTGAAGAATATTTTATTTACAATCCAAAGGCAGTATATCCTACTGGAAGCCCCAGTGCAATGACTGGTGGCAATAAGGGGATCAAAATGTCAAAGGATTCCATCACATATTGCACATCTGGTCTTGTAGACAGAAACAAAGGAACTGTTCTTTCTTATCTTCACAAAGCAATTAAATCACTCAATCAACTTCGTATGATTGAGGATTCTTTGGTCATCTATCGTTTAAGTAGAGCACCAGAACGTAGAATTTTCTATATTGACGTTGGTAATCTTCCAAAAGTTAAAGCAGAGCAATATCTGCGTGATGTTATGACCAGATATCGTAACAAACTTGTCTATGATGCATCTACGGGAGAAATACGTGATGACAAAAAATTCATGTCAATGCTTGAAGATTTTTGGTTGCCTCGCAGAGAAGGCGGAAGGGGAACAGAAATCTCAACTCTGCCAGGCGGCCAAAACCTTGGAGAAATCACTGATATTGAATACTTTAAGAAAAAACTCTACAGATCCCTTAATGTTCCACCCTCAAGAATGGATGGGGAAGGTGGGTTTAACTTGGGTAGATCTTCTGAAATCCTGAGAGACGAACTCAAATTTACCAAGTTTGTTGGACGTTTGAGAAAGAGATTCTCAAATATGTTCAATGATATGCTGAAGACTCAGTTACTTCTGAAGAACATAATTACTCCAGAAGATTGGGAGATGATGAGTGAGCACATTCAATATGACTTCCTATATGACAATCACTTCTCTGAACTAAAGGAATCGGAACTTCTCAATGAGAGATTGAATAGTCTGCAAGCCGCAGAACCTTATATTGGGAAGTATTACTCTCAGGATTATGTCCGTCGCCGTATTTTGCGTCAGACCGATGAAGAAATCCTTGAGCAAGATGCATTGATTAAAAAGGAGATTGAAGCAGGTATTATTCCAGATCCAAATGCTCCTATTGATCCAGAAACTGGAGCACCCTAGATTCGTCTGCAGACATGGATTTAGGTAAACCCCAAATGGAACCAGAAGTTGATGGTTCTGCAGCAGAAGCTCCAGAAATTCCTGATGGTGGGGAAATATAAATACACATAGTTCCTTATTAATTTAACAATGGATGAATTAATTGATGCGATTACGGCAGATGAGTCTCCGGCAGATATTAGCGATAAGATTAAAGAAATCTTATTTGGTAAGTCTGCAGAAAGAATTGATGCCTTTCGTCCAGTAGCAGCAAAATCTATGCT